AAATCCGCCAACAACTCCGGCCAATACCGGAATCAGCCAATTGGCATTGTCCGTCACAAATTGCACAGCCGTTGCAATGCCGTTAAAAACAGCTTCTCCGGTCGATTGGATAGTCGGCATGTTTGCGATAATCCAATCAGCGAAAGTCTGTACGGCAGGCATCAACATCGTAGCAAAACTGTTAAATAACCCGGATCCGATTAAAGTAATCTGGTCGAGCGTATCGCCTAGTGCTTCCCCACTAGCAACCGTTTCATTACTCATGACACCGCCCAAATCAACGGCTTGCTGTTTCAATGCGTCCATTCCGGACGCGCCTTCATTCAGCAATGGCGTTAATTCTGCGTAAGATTTCCCGAAAATATCATTTGCTAATGCATTACGCTCTGATTCATCTGTCATTCCAGCCATGGCAGCCATTACTTGGTCGAACGCTTCGGATGACGACCCAATACTTGATATATCGATACCTAGTTTGGCATAGGCCTCGCCCATGCCTTCCGAACCTGTTTTCGCTTCAGCAAAAGCCTTTTGTTGCTTAATCATGGCTGATTCCAATGTTTCAGCGCTCATTCCGGACTGTTCTGCAGCGAACGCCCATTTCTGGTATTCCTCAGCACTCATACCGGCCCTGTCTGCGCTGTCCTTAATGGCTCCGGTCGTTTCTGTCAACTTGTTTGTCATGCCGACAACCGCCGCACCAACTACACCAGCACCAGCCGCAACACCGATACCAATCTTCGACCCGGTACTGGCGATTTTTTCGAGGTTTGTCTTCGAATCTTTTGCTTTCGTATCCACGCCTTTCAGTGTCTCTATTGCTTCTTTATCTTCAATAAGTATGGATCCGAACAACTTGAAAAGTTCCGTAAGTCACTCCCCCTTTCCCAATATTTCATTCATTAATTCATCTTTCGAGCGCGTATCATACGTGATAGGCTCCGGATAAATTTTGTCGTGGAATTCTTCAAACGTTTCGTAGTTGTCTTTCCCATACATTGGCAGCCGCGCTAACCACCATGAGAAAGCCTCTTCACGCGCCTTTTCTTTTTTAGCACGCATGATCAAATTGGCCGCTTGCAATAAGGGCAACCGCAACACATAGTCGATATTGCCGCCGTACCGCGACAAGATTAAATCTTCTACAGTTGTTCTGTCGATTGTCCTTGTTGCTTTAAAAAATCAATAAACTCGCCATCCCCGGCCAATTCAGTGAAGAATGCCTTCATTTCGCGCAAAGGCATTTTCGCTACTTCATCGACTGTCTTTCCGGTCAGATTGGCAATGAGTTGCTTCACTTCTTTATGCGCCTTGTGCAGGTTTCGGATAAACTTGCCGATCAAGTCAACGCCGATGGCAACCAATACCTCTTTGCCGACTTTTTGCGCGTCCGATTTGTTGCTGAGCTGCGCTGTCTGTACCTGTTCGATAATCTTTTTCACATCTGCATCAAGCCCCATCTTATCGATGATTTGGCTCATCACAAATACGTCTTCGAGGTCAAATTCCTTTGTAATCATGTTGTTTTCCTCCTAAAAAGTACAAAAAAAGAGAGAAGGATTGCTCCCTCTCTACTTTATGTCGTTGGATATTCTTTCTTCCACGGCGCTGTGTTTGGCGCTTCTTCCGTATAGTGTCCAGTAAAGATTAGTTGCGGAACCGTTTCGTTTTTATCCTCAAAGTTCCATTCGATGTTTTCTAAATTTGTAGCATTCATTACCGTGATAATGATTTTTTTGCCAGACTTCGTATAACCTTCCCACGTCACATCGTTGTAATCGGTGTCTGCGATAGTCAACGTTGATGTAACTTTAGGTTTTGTCGGGTCAGTCGTGCTGTCGACAGCGAGCGCTGGATAATATTTTGTCATATCAGTTGCCGAAAATAATTCTAATGCGTTGACGGTAAGTTTCGGCACTTCTCTGTCAATAACTTCTCTACCCTTCACAGGCCCTTTATCGCCATCTGCTTCGATAGGTCTAATTTCTCTCTCGACTAAAAAAGCAGAACCGCCACGAGTTAACCCGATAGGCGTTGTGCCAATCTTAACCGTGCCTGCACCAAGCAAGATTTTTTCTCCTACTGCCATTTTCTCACTCTCCTATTTAAAGTAAATTCTTGTGTTGTATCTCAAATTAATCATCTGTTTGCCGACCAGTTCCTCATCATCCACGAACTGCCGTGCCTCACGTAAAAAATGCATATTCAGAACGCTTGTATTAATGACCATCATATTCAATCCGGAATCGATTGTATCGGCTAAATCTTCGATTGTACGCACGCTTTTCGATACATCCTCGTAAATGTCCACGTTGATATAAAAGTCCTCTGATGGGCTATTATTCAGCACTGACTCAACGCGAAAGACAACATAAGGGAATGTTGGCGATTGCGGCGCGCGGTTTCGGTATACTCTGGCGTGCTTCGTTGAAAGATACTCCAATACTTCATCCGCTACTGCGTTCGTGTTCATCGCTACTCCCTCCTTATTTCGTCTAATGCCGCGCCGATTAGCTGCTGAATGATTTCCGCATTGCGCACGACAATCGGCTTGATCGGATCAGACTCCTGTCCTGTCATCATCTTTCCTACAAATCCTGGAATAGACATCTTAAATCCGATTTGGATACTCGTTTTATCTTTCGTTCCGGCTCCAGCATCCCAGCCATAAGCCCATTGCAAGGTCTTTGCGAGCATCTTCTGCCGCTGATGGAATTGTGACTTCATCGTGTTCGCTTTGATTTCTCGGACTAATTGACCGCCAATTTTTCCCATTGCCAACCGAGGTTTTTCTTGTACTTTTGCTATCACTTTGTCGAGATTGCTTTCAATCGTGAACGGTTGCCTAGCCATTGACATCAACTCCTGCGAAGGTTGTTACCGTCAATTCAATATTCTCGCCGTTTTCATAAGTCCGCATGATCGTGTACGTTTTTCCGTTGAAACGGACATATTCCTCATCGCGGAACTCAATGGCCCGAATCTCGAACACTAATTCAGGTTTTAATCCGGCTGAAGCGCCCTGGTAAAATTCTGACTGCCTGACAGACTTTTTATTTGCATACACCTTACGGTAAGTGGCTTCTTTAACCACTTCACCATGTACGATCGTTTCAACCAGGTTTGCTAACTCAATAACTTCTCTCCACATCAGACACTCACCGCCATGTAATCAATATCCATGGACAGTTTGTCCCTCAGCATTTCATAATTCTGTTGCAGCTTCTCCGCTTCCGGGTTGCCGTATCCAAAATTGGCTTTGGCGTATAAAGTAATAGCGCGTTTAATCAATGGATCAATGGGCATGACGTTTATTTTCGTTGCATCCACTCCGGTAATCTCTAAATCAAGCATCGCCGTTTCAATCAGATCAACAATCTCCTGACGGATACCTTCGTCATCAGTCGTTACACGAGCAGCTGATTTAACATCTTCAATCAAAGATAAATCGTTTATTGCCATGGTTATTCACCGCCTTTATAAAAAGAAAAGGGCGACATTAGCCGCCCAATCATGTTATGCAGTTGCTTTTACCAACTTAACAAACGCATTTTCCAATGCTGGTTTGCCATCGAACATAGCTACGCCAAGGTATTTGTTAGAGTTCGTATTGATATCGAACTGAGCTTTAACATCAACGCTTTCAGGCAAGTTCCCGATGTAACCTCTGCGGAAGTTACCAAGGATTGCTTCACCCAAAGTAATGCGATCATCAATCATTACTTCATATCCGTATACGTAATATTTACCATTGGCTTCAACAACGATTCTATTCTTGGATACATCTTGTAACGGCATAATTTGCGTGAATAAAGTTTTCTTAGACATCAAGAACTTAGCTCCTGCATCATATCCACTTGGCAACAGGCCTACCAAAGTCTGAACGTTTGCAGCAGTAGTATTAGATGCCAATGCCACAGTAACTGAGTTGGTTTCACCCCATACAATAGTTTCAATACCAGTAGCTTCAGTTGTTCCTGCTCCATCAATAATCAATGCAGAAATCTTGTTAGCGATAGATTCAGCTAGCATATCAGTCAACCACGCTTCAAATGCCGGGATGGACATTGTTCCAACAGTATCAGAAACCTGAACCAGTTTAACGATTTCATATCCAGCCAATGCAACAGATACCAACGTGTCAGTGGCGGCAGTAATCGTCCCATTTTCAGTATGAGTAGCGGCTGCGGCTACCGTTCCTTCGATAGCAAACTTAACATTACCTTTGACGTTTAACAGACGAATTTCGCTTAACAACGGTGCGTAAGTTGTAACTTTTTTCAGGATTTCATTTTGTGTTTCTGTTGGGATTGCATGTCCAGCACTACCGGAAGCAGATGTGAACGCACGTTTTTCAGCTTCGTCCATCTCCTTACCCACTAAAGATTTCAACCAAGCGTTGCGGTACTCTTTCGTTTCAAAAACATTTACGTTTACTCCCATTTTTCTAGCCTCCTTGTCATCCTCAAATGTTGTTACTACTGCCGCATCTGTCATATCAGTTACCGTTGCAATCATTGCCTTGCGTTTTTCCGCTTTTGCTAAAATACCTTTGCGCTCTTCTTTCAAAGCTTCCAATTCTGTATCCAATGCATCCAGGTCAGCATCTTCTCTTTCAATTTCTGCTTTAATTGCAGCCATGCGTTTAATAATCTCTTGTAATCTCATATTTGTTCCTCCATTAATTTTATTTTCAAACGTAAAACTTTCTTTCTCCGCTCAAGCAACTCCTGCCTCTGTCCTTCGATCACTCCGTCAAAGTAAGAACGAGCGTTTATAAGCGTGTCTGCATTGGCTGGTATGCTTACTGCCGACACGTCATATACTTTATTAACTTTCCGGATGATTCTTGTTCGTGTTTCCCTGTCGAATTCATCCTCTCCGACAGTGAAGGCCCAGGACATCTTTGTGACTAAGCCACTGTTGATATCCTCGTATAATTCCCTACTCGCATTAGAATTTTTTAAATCAGCGCAAACAAAAAGACCGTTATCATTAGGTTCAATGAGTAACGATCCGTTAGATTGTCTAGCCATAACTCTGCCTTCGTGATCATATTGCATAATCACATCTGACATATCCGCACCATCTAGTGCATGGCGATCAATCATTTCGAAGTATTCAATTCCGTCATATTCGTATAATTTATACGGCTTATCAAACGTTGTGGCATATCCTTCAACGTAAAAATCACTATCCATCCGTTTCTGTTGTTCCTGATTCGTCATCAGGGACATCAGGTTTCGGTATTCCCTCGTTTGCACTATCGGCATTATCGTCACTCCCCTCTATTGATCCGTTCTCATCCAACTTGGACACTTCCACATACTCACGGCGGATATATCTTTTATCTCCACCTTCAACATGCGGCATGTTCCAAATATCAAAAATATCATTCTGACAAAAGATCCCTCTATCAAACATTTGCGAAGATACTTGCAGCTTTGTCGCATTGCTTGCATACTGCATCCGGTTTGCTGTTAGTACTATCGCATTACCGTGACTTAATTCTTTCTTTGTGAACGTCATATTAGACATTACAAGCCCTAATTGAATCGCAAAAGGTTCAATCTTGCCCTCATAATAGGCGTTCCATTTGTTTTCATCGAATTTATTTTGAAGAATATCCTCATTCGTTCCAAAGTAGTTGTATACGTTCGTCTGAATCAACTTCATCTGATCTGCATCCACAATAAATGGCTTGCTATCAATCTGTTTCACATCTGAATACTTTGCATCGAACATCATGACACCACTCTGATTATCCGCGCTTAAATTTTGCTCAGAAAAGCGATCTCGCTCAGCTTTAATATCATCCGGTCTTAAAGTTTGGCCCAATTTAGCCATAAACCTGAGATTAGCGGACTGTTTGATAGCTTCTTCCATGCCTTGCTTTTGAATATCCATAATTGACAGAGTTGGCATCAATGCCGCATTCCCATCCCCAAAGAAATCATTCCGGTATTGGTACTGCGTTAAAATTCCTACCCTACTCAATTCGATAGAAGCGCGCTGGCCGTTATTGAACGAATAGCGAAGCCAAGGCTCTCCATTTACATCAACAATTTCAGTCCGTTGTGGCAACAATGGATAATAACCAACAATCGATTCATAATCGTCTCCGTAAAGCGGAATAATAAAAGCGGTAGTATTCACGGATAGAATAGTCGCTAAACGATACAGAAATTTTGTCGTGTCCATGTACGGATTCGGTTGAAATTGCAGTTGTCTTTCAAGATTCTTCAGCGCTGCCCCTTGTATTTCAGGTTTTAACTTGCTGCAAGCTGTAGCAAATGCGTTAATGGCTGCTCTCGTAAGTTCCATTTCGTATAAGCCGCCCTCATATGTTGTGAATGAAGGTGTATAAGCACTTAATGTTTTAAAATAGCCATCAGTTACTTGTTGTTGTGCCTTTTTTGGAAATAATTTATCAAATAAGCCCATTTCTAGTTTCTCACCTCCTTTAAATCATGTTTTGATAGTCCTCTATGTGCCGCTCTAAAGCGACATACGCATCCAACAAGGAGGCAAAACCATCTATCCGTTTCTTTGGATTAGATGTTTTCATGGGCTGAATGTTATCGTTCTTGTCGATATCGACTGCAACGTTTGTCAGGTTCCACTTCAGGATACTGTTGTTGTTGTATACGATCCGTTTCTTCGCTAAATCTGCTCCAAGCGATTTCATCGGACTTGATAAAGTACGTTTGCCTTGGATAACGCCTTCCATAGCTTGCTCACCGAAAGTATTTTTCATATCCTCGACAAAATAAGTCGCTGACCAGTTATCATACCCAACCCAAGGAATATAGATATCCTTTTCGTTCTGCATTTCCAGGAACCAATCAACCACAAACTTGTAATGCACTTTGTTTCCTGGTGTCGTCCGCAATAATCCCTGGTCAAGCCATTTATCATAAGGCACTTTATCCTCTTTCACGCGTTGTTCTAGCAAATCTTCAGGAAGCCAGTACATTTGTTCCACGTATATGTGATCATCATCCTGGACCATAAAAATAACAGTTGCACAGGTCAAGTCGGTAGTCGATGATAAATCGGCGCCGCCTATTCCGTACCTCGGTTTAAGTTCTGTTATATCAAATTTAGCTTGATTATTAATGGCCTCAAAAGTAAGCCAGGTTTCTCCGTTTGTTTCCCGGATATTAAAGTCTTTACACACAAGGTTTTTGACTAGCAACGGATTAGACTGTGCTTTGTTCACTTTCTGAGATAAAGCATCTGTTTTTTTGATTGTTCCTAGTCCAGGGTTGGCCTTTTTCCATGTTTCCGGCTTAACCCATTCACTGCGGTTATCCAATTCATAGATAATCGGCAGCAGTCGTTCATTTTTGTAACCGTCCGGATCCTCGTAGCCGTTAATTGTCAATTCACATTCATCATACAGCCGATCAAACACACTTTCGCGAACCGTTCCGGCTGTGGACGTTGTAAAAACGATCGGATTGTCACGCGATGACGTACCATCCACCACAACATCATACAGATTCATATCTTTCCAAGCATGAACCTCATCGAATAACGCTCCATGTACGTTTAGACCATCCAATGTATCTGAATCTCGTCCTAACGGCTTAAAAATACCATCGTTTATGCTTGCTACCATCTCAGCAACTAGTGTTTTAATGCGCCGCTTCAATGTCTTTGACTTGTTAACCATCCGTTTGGCTTCAAGCCAGATGATTTTAGCCTGGTCTTTCTTAGTTGCTACCGTATAGATCTCCGGTCCAAGTTCACCGTCTGCAATCATCAGGTAAAGACCAACCGCAGCAGCTAGTGTTGATTTTCCATTTTTACGCGCAACGATCAGCACGACTTCCTGGTATTTCCTGTAACCGTCTATCTTGTTCACGATGCCAAACATGGCACCGATCAGCGCCTTTTGCCACAACTCCAATATAAACGGCTTTCCAGCTACCGAACCCTTACTATGTTTGCAATAACGCTCAATGAATTCTATAGCGTGTTCCGCTTTATGCCGATCGTATTCCCATACGGATTCCTCGTTGTATATGATACCTTGCACGATATGCTTGTACGTCCGGTGCACCTTGTCTGAGACAATTTCCTGCCCCGATTCAATCAAATGCCAATAGTCTAGTATCGGATTCAATCAGCATCACGCCTTTTTACAAAGTCATCAAAGCCGTCATCGTCATCAGCCGGCTTAATATTCTTCGGTATGTAATCGCCAAGCTGTTTCATGATGCTTTGGTAGTTTTTATTCATGCTAATGTATCGCCTAGCTTGCGGCCGTTCCCTCTCGTAAGGATCCTGACTCTCTGATTGGCTAAACATTTCATCATAGCCGTTGATATCCAAGTCCGATCGGATATCTTCAAGCCGTACACGCAGATCAGCAGCTTCATTTATCAAGCCATCAACAAGATCAAAGTTATCTTTTGGCATCCCTTTGAATATCCTCCGAATTCGCCTGATCTCTTTCAAAACCCGTTCATCTTTCGTCAACTCTTTTTTAGTTGCCATATTTTCACCTCACTTTCTTGTTAATGGGGTAGGGGGTCACGTGTGGAGCCTGTGCGTTTTTTTAAGCTCCCCCCACCGGTCCCTTAGCCTCAAAAAAAATTGCTCAGAATGGGGGGACTATCGCTCTACTAGATTGCCTTCAGCATCGAACCTTACGTCCTCACGGATCGTTCTATCATTGGCATGATGCTCAAGGTTATGACAATCTTGGCAAACGAACTCAAGGTTAGCCCAGTTCAATGTGATGTAAGGATCATTGATGTTGTCTGGTGTGATGTACTCTATGTGATGCAGTATCTTACCAGGTCTCAGCTTACCCTTAGCTAAGCACCGCTCACACAACCCACTCACACTACTGATGTATCCAGCCCTACACTTCTGCCAAGCCCTGCTCTTATAGAATGCCTTGGCATATTCCTTTGCCATACCTACTCATCATCCTCATCCTCGTAGCACTCACGACTAATCATGAGTTGCTGCGCACATGTCATCAGCCCTATTGCTGTTACCTTATCGAATGTATTAGTACTCACTACTAACTCGCCTGCATGTGTCCGATAGCATAACGCTATATCAGCCACCTCATCTGAATGTTTAATTAGATACTCTATCATCTCGTTAACAGTCTGTATGATGCTCACTCCTTTATGTTATAGCGATGTAGTAATGGCATCGCCCTGCCTCATCCGGCAGATGGAAGATGTTGACCACACTCCTCTCATTGTTTACCGCTTGGAACAATAGACATTGTTACTTGGTGTATCATGTGAGGATCATCTCCTTTTCCCATAAAAATAGGACACGACTTACAAGGTTGGCAGTCCCTGTAAGCTATGTCCCTGAAGAAATTTCTTGTTTATTTGCATCTATTCATACTAGCATTTTACCTCTTCATTTTGTGCGATGTCGTGCAAAGCCGTGCAGATTTGTAACTTTTTATAAAAAAGGATCGTTATTTCTACTCGCCATCTGTATAACGTACTGGCATCGATGTTAAGCTTTGCAGCAACTCTCTTCGGATGTCCCCTGAATGGACCGTTCCTCTTGTTTATATAAAATTCCATCATTGCCTCTTGCTGATGTTCCGGCAATTCTGCGAATGTATTTTCGATTGCTAAGCCTATTTGTGTATAGTTTTTTAGCTCTTCGCATTCCTCTAACTTAAT